TTCCAGGATGTACCGCGCGTCACGAGGCTGGATGACACGCGGCGCCGGATCAGGCTTGTCAGTGAAGTTCACTTTCTCAGCCTTGATAAACGTCTTCAGTTCAGCATCCCTCTCCTCGAGGGGCCTCGATCGTAAGGTCTCAGCAGCGCGCTCATAGGTCATCTTCCGCTGACCGCCGTACGTACCAACGAACTGGTCGCTGGTCCACGGGGTGAGCTTCGGAAGCGTTCGCGCGAGCCGCACCCGAAAAGGGTGCAACCGAACTGTAAGGACGCCGGCAAGGGGGCGCGGCGGGGGCACGAGTTGCCCATCCCGCTCTACAAAGAACACACGTTCCATGAGCCCCCTCCTGAGGTTGTTTAGGCTGTTATTGTGGATCCCAATGGCCACACCCGATGAACAGCCCTCCGCCTTGAACACTTGGCGTGTCTTGGCCGCACCGCCCTGTCGTAGTACCCGCATCGTGGGAGCATACGGCCCATCTCTTCTGATGGCCGTCTCAACTCCGGGCACTCGTACAAGGCAATCCTAGGCCCTGGCGGGCTTGGGACCCTCTACGTCCCAGCCCCCGTGCTCGCGACTCCACACCCCCGCCTCTTCGCGACGCCGCGCGGCGGCGTAGCTAGCCATAAACTGCGCGGCCAAGACCTCCTCCCTCATAGGGGTGAAGACCAAGGCCACTGCCAATGGCATGAGGGCGGCCCGATGCGTGGGTCGCACGCCGTGTTCCTCCATGATGTCACTCACCTTTCGTCGCACCACAAGGACGTTGGCCTCTGTGTATTTCGGGGTACCAAAGCCTCGGTCGGCCTTGACCATGCGGGCAACGCGCCCAGCATACCCACGCCGTGCTCGTTGGCACCGCAGGGCAGCATCAGGCTCGATGTCCTCCATGTCATCTAGGCCATCCAACAAAGACTGGGCTAGGTTCTCTCCGCGCTCGGTCAATACGCGGATGTGGGGCCAAAACGGGCCCATCCCCCAAAACCACTCATACCAGCTGCGCCGAAACTCCGGCCGCTGGCGCCACAACCACTGCGTCCACGTACGCGTGGCCTCCACCCCGCGTGGGACCGTGGTGTCCTCCCATTCTGCGGCGAGCCCGCCTCTGAACTCGCGTCGCGCGCGCCGCAAGCCCAAGTAGGCCCTCCGTAGCGCTGCGCCAGCGGCCCAGACCGCGGCACTCATGATCCCGAGCCAGAAGATACAGCAAAGTACCACAATACACCATGAAAATGGCGTCAGCCCAAGTCGCCCCGCCCCAGTCTGGGTGGGGTAGTCGGTAGAGGGCATAGCCCCCCCCGCCGCCTGGTGGTAGTGGTGCTGATCGTCGTCTGCCATCGGGACCAACCACGACTGCGAAGGCATAGCGGACAAATGTCTCGCCGCCTGATTTGCGGCGCTGGCCAATGCCCTTGCCGCTGATGCTGTCCCAGATCCCGTAAAGCGCGCAGCAGCGCTCGCCGCCGTCCAGCTCCTCAAGCCCGCCGCCATGGCGGACTCCAGCAGATTGCTGCTTGAGTTCATCTTGGATGCGCTTGGAGATGTAAGCTGAGAAAGCGGCACTGATGCCCTCCTCACTGGTGAGGTAGGACGCAAACGTTTGGACTGGTGGGTGTGCTTGCATGGATTGTGTGTGCCGGTCGCATTGGCCAAATTTTGGCTAAATACTACCTAGGGGTCACGGCGACCTTGAGTCTTCGACAAGTACTGCGGCCCGACCGGTGGCCTCGTAAGGTAGTGATCCCGCAGCGCATACCCGACCTGGGCGATACTGCGGTGATATGCCAAACTTAGTTCGTTGCCTCCTCAGGACTATTGCCATTGCCCTCCAGCTGGCGGCTGGTGTAAGTTCAATTGCGGGGTAGCACCGCAAAGGGACGCCCCGGG